AAAATGTCTTACGACATGAAAGTCACTGGTGCTGACTTAGGTGTATTCTTTAACACAGCTATAGCGTAAAACTATACAAAACATTTGGTGAGGGCTTAAGTGTCCTCACCTCTTTTATTAAGGAGAACCCGATATGATACCATTTCAGTTTGACAGACCCGTATTTGTAAAACAAGAATTTAGTGGTGGAGGAAGAGATTGGAAGAGATCAGAACATTACCCTTGGAAAGAGTTATCTCTCTCTAGTGACGTTGTTCAGACTTTATACAACAATAACTTTCTACATCATAACTCTGACCTAGAAGTTAAAGCTAAGGTTGGAGACGGACTAGAAGTACTTGATGTCGCATCACTAGCTGTCCTAGTAGATACGATCAATGCTAAAGTAAAAGCTAAGACTAATTCCCACGCAGAGTTTACTCGTAAGAAGTGTAAGAAGTCTAAGATACTAGAGAAGCAACGCGGTTTACTCCGCAGTTGGCGTAGAAATTATGGAGAGTTGGAGAACGACTAATGGCTTGGAGCTACGACGAAGGAAACCTAAATATAACTGATGCACTAGGTAGATTAAACTCTACTAGGTTGTTAATCGGTGATACAGATCTAAATGATAAGCAAGTACAAGATGAAGAAGTTTCATTCGCTCTAGCTCAAGCTAACAACAACGTATATAAAGCTGGTGGGTGGTTATGTAGAGCTATAGCGGCTAAGTACTCTCGTTCTGTCGATGTAGAGATCAGTGGTGCGTTAAAAGAAGCCTCATCACAACTACAAGCTCACTACACTAAGTTAGCAGATACCTTAGAGTATCAAGGAACTAAACTAGGTGGTAGCTTAGGTATCTCAGCAGGTGGTATTTCTGTTTCCACTGTAGAGGGTGTAAGAGCAAATACTAATAGAGTTAGACCAGAGTTCAACAAGGATCAATTTAAGATAGACGCAGAAACTACTGATTACGAATAGGGATGTCACATGCAAGCGTACAATTTACTTAAACTGGTACAACGTCATGGTAGTACTTTGACACTAAAGAAGACTACTGCTGGTTCTTACAATGCTAGTACTGGCGAGTTTTCTAGTACAGTTAAAGAATATGAAATAACTGCCTATATGTATAATGTACAAGAGGGCGTTTTACTAAACGAGATAAGACGTGGCACACGTAACTGTGTGATACCTGCCCTTGGCTTACCTGCAATACCTACAGACAATGATCAAATCTCTGGTAGAGGCGACACAGTGTCTATTAACAATGTACAAACCATCTATGCTTCTGGTGTGGCAGTATGCTACGTTTGTGAGGTATCTGAGTAATGGCTAGTATGAGTACAAAAATAAAAGTTAACCCTAAGTTATATGACGACTTTGATAAGTTAGGGGATAGCATAACTGAAGAGGTTGAGTTTGTCCTTAGAGAGATAGCTGATACTGCTATAAACGAGTCAACATGGTTTGTAGACACAGGAACTTATATAACTTCTTTCTCCTTTGCTACAGGTTCTGGTAGACCTAGAGGTGGATCATCTCACGGTAAACCTAGAGGACAAAGTAAAACAGGTAAAGCCGCTGAAGGCAGACAACTTTTATATCAAGATATTGACCAGTTAGATCTAACAAACACCACAGTGGTTACTTTAAGAAATGGAGCTACTCACGCTAGTTATGTAGAGTACAAACAAGGTAAATTAATCTTTGAGGACATAGGAAATAAGTATGGCTGATGTACATAAATTCATAAGATCAGCATTAGAGACACAACTTGGTAATGTATCAGGTAATCCTCAGATAGCTTACGAGGGCGTTTCTTTTGTACCTACAACTGGCACTAGCTATTTACAGGTAGTGTTTGACCCTGTATCACGTAGACCTGCTGTAAGGGGCTTAAATCCTCAACAGAGATATGATGGTCTATTTCTAGTTAACTGTTACGCACCAGAAGGTCATGGACCAGCAGTAGCAGACACCCTTGCTAAGAACGTCATTGATGCGTTTGAGGCTACTACTTCTTTAACATCAAATAATATAAACGTATCTATTGACTACGCAGAAAGACGACAAGGCTTACTAGATAGCCCTTGGTACTTTGTTCCTGTTATCATTACTTGGTACGCATACACATAATTCTATAGGAGAATATAATATGGCCTTTGCACAGGGTTCACGTTCCAGTCTGTCATACATTACTGAAACAACTTTCGGTACGACACCTGCTGGTAACTTCCAAAACTTACCTTTCACTTCCCATTCACTTAACATGACTAAAGACCGTGTTGAAGGTACTGACATTCAAGCTGACCGTATGTCTAGAGTAGACCGTCACGGAAATCGTCAAGTAGCTGGAGACATTGTAGGAGACCTACGAGATGGAGATTTCGATGAACTACTAGAGTCTGCTATGTTAAGTGCTTGGTCTACTAACGTACTTAAAGTAGGTACAACACCTAAGTACTTATCTATTGAGGATTATGCCGCTGATATCGACCAAGCTAGGTTGTTTACAGGTTGTTCAGTCGATACACTTTCTGTATCACTAGCACCTAATGCTATGGTAACAGGTACATTCGGTATAGTCGGTAAGAGCATGACTATGAGTGCTACAGAGAAAACACAAGATGCCGCTTCTGGAGCTTCACCATTTGACTCATACTCAGGTGACTTAGAGATAGGTGGATCAGCCTCAGCTATAGTTACAGCTATGGACTTTACTTTAACTAACAGCTTTGCTCCTACGTTTGTTGTTGGCGACGATAGCGCACCTGCATTAGAAGTAGGTAACGCTGTAGTAGAAGGTACTCTATCAGCTTACTTCGAGGATGCCTCACTAATCAACAGATTTGTCAATGAAACAGAAACACCACTTAAGGTTACTGTAGGTGACAATGCTGGCACACCAAACACTATGGAGTTCTTTTTCCCACGGTGCAAAATAAACAGTGCTGATGTAGGTGTAGATGGTCCTACAAGCAGAATAGTAACTCTTAGCTTTGTCGCTTTACGTGACAGCACAGAAGCTACTAACTTGCGTATTACACGCTCGTAAAGAATACTCTAGCTAGAGTGGGGGAACGTTGGTGTCGGGTCTGACGTTCCCCATTTATTAACCCGAACTCGATAAGGAAACTCGATATGGACTTAAAAGATTTAACACCTAAGAGTGACACAATAGATGTCACACTAGTACACCCCAATACAGGGGAAGAACTTACGAACCCTGACGGTTCTAATATGACTATCTGTATGTATGCTACTCACTCTCCAGAGTATAAGAAAGTTATGCACTCTCAGACTAATAAGAGAATTAAAGCCGCTACTAAAGCTACTGACATAACTATGACTTCGGAACAACTTGAGTCTTCTACACTTGATGTATTAGTAGGAACTACGAAGAGTTGGAATATAACTTTTGATGGTGAAAAGCCAAAGTTAACAGAGAAGAACGTAAGAGATATATACAGTGAAGTATTCTGGATTAAGTTACAGCTTGAGGAGGCAGTTAATAACTCATTGGATTTTACCAAAGCCTGACAACTAAACTTGAAGACTATGCAGAACATACGTTTTCTCTAAGTAAGTCAGGTAAGGATGGTATATCCGAAAGAGAACACCTAGAACAAGTAGAAAAGCAGACTGGCATAAGACCAGAAGGATTAGAGTCTCCTGACTTTCCTATGGTCATTTCCCACGTATGGTCTGCTTTTATAGCTCTAAACAGATCAAGGACTATGGGTTTTAGTGGCCCAAACCCTATAGGATATGAGCAAGTAAAAGCGTGGAAAGAACTAACTGGCACACCTTTAGATGCTAGAGAAGTAGAGGCAGTTATGTCTTTAGATACAATATATATGAGGGTTACAAATGGCTAAGAAAATATCAGTCTCCATAGATCTGAAAGACTTAAATAATTTAGTTAAGTTAGCAAAACAAGCAAAAGGCCAAATCAAATCTACTGCTAGTTCTGGTGCTAAAGATTTTAAGAAGTTAAAGAGTGCTATAGACCCTGCGTATAGAGCGCAGAAAATGTTTAGTGACCAACTAAAAGTTCTCAATGCCCAAAGAAAAAATATAGGTGACGACCAGTATAACAAGTATCTAAAGATGATACAGATAAATGCTAAACAGGCTGGCATAAGTATAAACCAATTTGGTCAAGTAGCAAACGTCAACACACGTAAGATGAAACGCTTCGGTGCTGTTGGTATGCAACAAGTTGGTTATCAGGTACAGGATTTCGCGGTACAGGTACAAGGTGGTACTAATGCTATGGTCGCCCTTGGTCAACAAGGTTCGCAGTTGTTAGGTATTTTTGGTCCATACGGTGCTATAGCAGGTATGATCTTAGCTATCGGTACTGGATTAGCTGGTGCATTTATGGCGGCTAAAAAAGCAGGTGACGCTACTGCTAACAGCCTAGTTACGTATGCTGAATCTGTTAAAAGTGCAAGGGATAAAACAAAGCAACTTAAATTAGAAAATTATAGGCTTGCTAATAGTTTTAGAACTGTGGAAGAAGCTCAGTTAGATGTAACCAAAAAGAATTTAGAGCAGAGATTAAAAGAAGCTGAGACTAAACCTGAGACAGGATCTTATGGTACTATGAAGTCTACAGGGGCGCAAATTGTAGATATGATCTTTGGTAAAGGCAAAGGTTTAAACATCTTTGGGTTTCAATTAATTGATAGTTTAAATGATAAGTTAGGTGTCACTCAAGAAGAGATAAGAAAGATAGCAGGTCAACTTGCTTTATCTGAAGCCTTTGAGATGATGACAGAGGCTACAGATGCAAAAAACGATAAGATACAAAAACAAGAAGAACTTCGAGAAAAGATAGTTAACTCTCTTGTAGAAGAGATGAGAGTAATAGATGCTCTAAACGGTAAAGAAGGTGAAGCTCTATTTATAGCTAAACAAAAAGTAGAGCAGATGCAACTTGAGAAAGATATGCACGAAGCTGGAATGAAGTTCGGTTCATATGAATATACCTCAACAAGAGGCATCTTGTTAATGAAGCAAAAGATGGAGTTAACTGAGTATAGAAGAATAGAAGCTCTAAAAGCACAAGAAGTAGAGCAAAAGAAACAGTTACAGCGTTTCAAAGAACTACAGAGAGAAGCTAAGAGGCTTAATGCTATACAGACAGACGCTGAGAAGTTAGGTGCTAGTATAGCTAACTCTTTCGAGACTGCCATGATGTCTATGGTAGATGGTACTATGTCAGTTAAGGATGCCTTCAAGAGTATGACGGTGGCTATTATTAAAGATTTATATAAAATCTATGTCGTTAAAAAGATTACAGGTATGATAACTAGTGCTTTTGAGGGTGGAGATGCCGCATTGAGTGGACCTCAGCATGGCGGAGGTAGAGCTAACGGTGGACCAGTACAAGGTGGTAGATCCTACACTGTAGGCGAGCGTGGTCCAGAGATATTTACCCCTGCAATGTCAGGTACTATAACACCTAACTCTGGTGGAGGCGGTGGTTCTGGAACTACTATCGTACAAAACATAAATGTATCGACAGGTGTACAACAAACTGTACGTGCTGAGATACGACAAATGATGCCACAGATTGCAGACAGTGCTAAAGGTGCAGTACTAGATGCTAAGAGACGTGGTGGTAGCTATGGAAGGGCGATGGCATAATGGCTATTTCTTACCCACTTGCTTTACCTACTAACATTGGTATGGCTAGTATTGAACTAAGAGCTAAGAATACAGTTGCTGTATCTATGTCTCCTTTTACTTATAAGCAACAGACACAATCTTATGATGGTGAGATGTGGGAAGCTGACATTAGTTTACCACCTTTGAATAGAGACGATGCAGAGGCTTGGATTAGCTTCCTGATGAGCTTAAAGGGTATGTCAGGTACATTCCTACTTAACGACCCATCAGCTAAGACTGTGAGGGGTACTGCAACATCTGCTACTATAACAGGTGCTGTAGGTGCTAGTTCTGTAGCTGTAACTATGACTGGTACACTTAAAGCTGGCGACTACATACAGTTAGGTACTGCCGCAGATTCTACTCTACATAAAGTATTACAAGATCAATCTGGAGATGGTACTTTAGAGATATGGCCTAAGTTAAGAAAAGCTAGATCAAGTGTATCAGCTAACCTAACTAATTCCGCTGGGGTCTTTAGGTTATCAGCTAATGAAACTTCTTGGTCGGTTAACAATGCAAGTTTCTTTGGTATATCATTTGGAGCGATGGAGGTAGTAGGATGAGTAGAGCAATACCTTCCTCACTACTGTCTGCTCTTATTGGAGATAAAATACAACCTTACTTTGCTGTAGAGCTTATGTTTGATACTAGAACTACTACAGATATAAACGGAGATACTGTAGATATTGGTCCCTTACGTATGTGGACTGGCATAGGTGACAGAACCATTAACGTGCAAGGTAGCGATCAAGTATTTACTGGTACAGGTAGTTTACTTACTATTGGTGATCTAGAAGAGGTAGGAGATCTATCGTCTAAGTCTGTAGAATTAACTCTATCAGGTATACCAACTTCCATAGTTTCACTAGCCTTACAAGAACCTTATCAAAGAAGAGTAATGAGATTGTACTTAGGCGAACAAAGTGACTCATCTGTTGTAGAGATATTCTCTGGTAAAATGGATAAGATGTCAATAGTTGACGAAGCAGAGTCAAGCACGATTGCTTTGACTGTAGAGAGTAAATTAATAGAACTAGAAAGATCTAGTGGCTGGAGATATACGAATGAAAATCATCAATCCCGATATGATGGAGATACTTTCTTTTCTTACGTACAATCAATTCAAGATGTACAAGTAGTATGGGGAAAATAGAATTAAACTCTTACTTAGATAAAATGATAGGTATACCCTTTGAGTGGGGTGTACATGATTGTTTCACTTTTACTAACGGTGCATTTAGAGCCATGTATGGTGTAGGTTATGCTGATGATTGGGAAGGTTTGTACATGCAAAGTAATGGTGTACATCCTAAAGGTCCAAGAAGTATGAGAGACGACTTTGGTTTTAGTAACTTATATGAAGGTTTGTCTACTAAACTAACTAGAGTTGAAAGACCTACGTTTGGTAGCCTTGTTACAACTAAGAAAGGGTGTCGCTGGATAACTGGTGTCGCACTCGGTATTTCCATCGGCTCTAGGGCTGTCTTCCTTAACAGGGAAGGTCTAATTAGATTAAACATTGAAGATGTAGAAAGTGCTTGGGTATGTCAATAAATAAACACAACACTCCTTTTAACGTATTACGACATAGAAATATACATGAAGTAGCACCTAAAGATCCTGTATCAGCTATTACAACTTTTATAGTGGGTACTTCAGCTTCTGCGGCTACTTACTACACAGTTTATGCTTTAACTTATCTAGCTCTATCTATGGTAACAACAGCCTTAATAACTGCTTTAACTCCTAAGCCTGACCAGAACCCTAATAATTCTAACGGACTTCAAGTTAATACTAAAAATGCTTTAGCTCCTATGCAATTCGTTTACGGTAAAGCTAGGAAAGGCGGCACAGTTACTTTTACTGAAGTTTCTGGTGGTAATAATAAAATTCTACACCAAATAATATCTTTAGCTGGACACGAGATAGATAGTGTAGAGAGCATATATCTTAACGACCAGATAGTTACTATGTCTAATGAAAACGTTACTCAGCCTATTTGGGACAACAAGATTAAAATATATGTACATGATGGAAGTCAAACAAGTGCTACAGATACTTTTGCTAACTCTACTCAAACTTTAGCTACAACCCTTCACTCTGAAACAGGCGCACAGTCTGATTTTATAGGTAAAAGTATAGCTTACCTTTACTGTAGGTTTGAATACGATAAAGATACATTTGCAAATGGACTCCCTACAGTAACTGCTGTAGTAAAAGGAAAGAAAGTAGTAACTACTGTTAATGGTGTAGCTCAATCTCCTACGTGGACTGACAATGCCGCTTGGATAATAAGAGACTTTATAACTTCTGACTATGGCTTAGAAGATAGTAGTATTGATTATGCTACCTTTGAGGAAGCCGCTTCTGTATGTGAAGACACTACAATACTATCTGATGGGTCAAAGCAATATACTATTAACGGTGTAGTGCAAGCAAGTCAAAACTCTGGTACTGTGCTACAAGAAATGATGACTTCATGTGGGGGTACTTTATTCTGGGGTGCTGGGTCTTGGAGACTATTTGCTGGTGATTTTGTTGCTCCTACTAAAATACTTACGTTAGATGATCTTAGAAGTGGAATCTCTCTTGACACTAAGATGTCTATGTCAAATAACTTTAATGCAGTTAGAGGCACGTTTATAGATAAAGATGATGGTTATATTAGTGCGGATTATCCTCAAATTAACTCTGAGGTTTTTCTGACTGAAGATAACAATGTAGAATCTGTATTAGATTTAGCTTTACCTTATACTACTAACTATATTGCGGCTCAAAGACTTGCAAAGCAGATGTTATTTAGAAACAGAGAACAACTTACTCTAAGTGCAGAGTTTGGGTTAAACGCTCTAGATATTGAGGTTGGTGATTTTGTTAAGTTTAGAAACGACAGATACGGATGGACTACAGGTAATGAAAAGACCTTTGAAGTTACTGATTGGAAGTTATCTCCTAACGTAGATGAAGGAGACTTGAGAGTTTCTCTAACTTTAAGAGAAAGTAGTGAAGCCGCTTTTGGTTTTACTGAAGCAGACGAACAAGATATTATTAATAACAACACTACACTTCTGCCTTACTACGATGTGCCTAATGTTGGTGTCACTGTAAGTAAAGAGTATAGAGAAGTTAACGAGAGTGTTGTTAACGTACTTGTTATAGAAGCAACGTCAAACGAGATAGAACGTGTAGAATCAGTTATTGTTAAGTACAAGAAAACAAGTGACACAGAGTTTAAGTCTGTAGGTCAAGCTATTCTTGTTAATGAAGGTAATACAGCGGCTAGGTTTGAAGTAGTAGGTATAGATGCCCCTCAAGTAAATGAGCCACCTATAAACTATACTATATCAGTTACGCCTGTTAATGCTCTTGGTTACAAGGGTACTACAATTACAACTACCTTTAACGTAACACATGATACTACGCCACCTTCTGCACCTACTAACCTAACCCATTTACTATCGGGGGGTACTGCTTTCTTTAACTGGTCGCCAGTTACTGCTTTAGATTTATCACACTATAAACTTTACTATTCATCGAACTCTTCATCTAACTTTGGAGACGCTTCTACTTTAGTGAAGGTAGATAAGATTGCTAGACCAGCTACGTCTGTTTCCTTCCCTGCACTTGCTGGTAAGTTCTTTGTGTCAGCTGTGGATAAAACAGGTAACGAAAGTACTACAGCAACTGCTGTTGTTATTACCCCCTCTGAGTTACCAACTCTAGGTCAGTCTGATACAGACACAGAAAATCCAAACTTCAGTGGATCTAAGACTAACCTTACCGTTTCAGGTGGTAACTTATTTATGACTACCTATGCTAACGTAAATTCCGTTGGGGTCTATGACTTTAATCACGGAGGTAGTAGTTATTTTGATGTAGGTACATCTCGTACAGTTAGACTATCTTATAATATTACTGTATCTCGTAAACATGCAGATGCTGTTAACGGAGAATTAAACTGGGATGATATACCTTACAACTGGGATACTTGGCCTGATAACTTTGATACTTGGACTGATGAAAACGCAGGGTTTACAGACTATGGTGTTAGAGTACAAGCTAGGGCCGCAGATACAGTATCTAATTTAGCTAGTGCAACTTTCATAGATGCTTCTGGAGAGATTGTAGGTAGGTTTGTAGAGTTTAGAGTTAGACTCTTTAATTTCAATGGGTCAGTAACCCCTAATATATCGGCACTTAGTGCCACAGTGGAGTACTAATATATGTCACAACATGACTTTTCTATAGCTAACCAGACTGCTAGTAGCGCAAGATCTGATATAAACAATGGATTGCAAGCCCTTGCTAGTAACAATAGTGGGTCTTCCGCTCCTTCAACAACTTATGCCAATATGTTTTGGTACGATGTAACTAACAACATACTTAAGATAAGAGACGAAACTGATAGCTCTTGGATAGATGTAATATACATAAACCAATCAACAGGTGTAACCTCTATACTTAATGATACACTCCTAGTATCATCAGGTGGTTCAACAACTGGACTTCTTGGGGATCAAACACAAAGTATCTGGAATACAGGTACAGGAACTACTGAAAGTCTAGTATCTCCAGCTAAAATTGCTGGTGCTATCAGTACGTACTTTAACGCTAATAGTATAGGATACGGTCAAACTTGGCAAAACCTTGGGGGTTCTAGGTCTGGTAATACATCTTATGAAAATACTACATCAAGACCTATACAAGTAGCAATAACTGCTTCTACTCAAGGGTTAGTACAAGTGTCTACAAATGGAAGTACGTGGGTAACTATACAACACGCAATGGGTATATTTGGGCAATCAAGAAACACCATAGCTTTTATTGTTCCAGTAGGCCACTACTATAAAATTACTAGTACTAGCTTCGAACAATGGGCGGAGTTAAGATAATGGAAATGACAGACCTGTGGAGTAGTGTATTAACTTTTGGTATAGGTTTTATTGGTTTTGTATTGAGAGGTTATGTAGTAGAGTTAAGTAGACTACGTATACTCTTAAATAGAACTAGAGAAGACTACGTTACTAAGGCTGACTCAAATCAAGTCCTTAGTCAAATAATGAGCAAGTTTGATAGAATAGAGGAAAAGTTAGATAGACTCGTGGAGAGAAAATGAAACACTTACTTATACTACTTACCCTGATAATTGGTAGTACTGTATATGCTGACGATACGATTTACACCGACAGTAATAGTACAATAACTTCTGATGGATCAATGGACACTACGATTAATAGTCCACCACCTTCTGCTATATCACCACAGATTAGTTCAAGTAATAGCGACCTATGTACTGTAGGTGTAGCTGGTGCTGTGCAAACACAAATACTAGGTATCTCTGCTGGTCGTACAGTAAGGGATATGAACTGTGAGAAGTTAAAGAACGCTAAGACTATGTATGATATGGGTATGAAGGTTGCCGCTGTATCTGTAATGTGTCAGGACGAAAGAGTGTTTGAAGCTATGCTCAACGCAGGGACTCCCTGTCCTAAGGATGGGTTGGTAGGCGATAAAGCTAGACTTGCATGGGAAATGGAAGCAGTTGAAGAAGCAATAGAACGTGACCAGAATAATGTAATCGAGAGGATGTTCGATGAGAATGGTGAGACAAAGATTGGCTTGGGTGTTATTTTTAGTAGCCTTGCCTTCTTATTGTTACTCTGACCCTTATACATACGGGTCAACAGGTAATGCGGCTAGTACTTCTCTAGGTTGGGGGATGGATAGTATCTTACCTAGCATTGCTGGTGTAGACATAAACGGTCTTATCTACAGGTACACAACTGTTAAAGATCCAGATGCTGATATGAAAGTACACGTCAGTAATCTTAACGCTAATGCTGATGGTTATATCTTTAGAGAAACAGATGATTGGTCGGGGGTAGCTGGTAATACCATTGTAAAGTCGTTTCCAGTTTCGAACATTCCAGCTTCAAATTGGGGTACGGGTTCGATTGAAGTTGAAGGAGAGGGCAGAGTGGAAGATGCAGTTGTTATTTATTCCTACAGGGTAGACAAGTGCTATGATCCTCAGTCTGATCCTTCATGTGCAGGTTACGTTAAGCCTATGCCTGAGTTGCCAGAAGTAGTTGTATATGATGCACTAGAGGATGATGCAGTTGTAGATACACTAGAAGCTGAAGAGTTTCAATATGACGAAGATGGTAAAGTTATAGAAGATGAAGAGCAAGAAGAAGAAGAGACACGTATAGAGATGGGTCTGACTGCTTCTGCTAATGCTTTAACTATATTTAAGGCTCAAGGTCAAGACGATATAATCATGGCTATCAACCAACAAACTAATATCAATATGTACTACAACGCAGAGATAAATGGCGGTACATTAAATGACGCGGCTGGACTACAAGATGGTACAATACCTGACAACAAGAAAGCCCTAAGAAATAATTTAGCACAACAAGTATTGCACGAACAGATGGTCGATATGCAGTATAATAAATGAGGTTTAATATGAAGTATCTAGTAACAGCACTATCACTACTCGCTTTACCTGCACTAGCAAACACACCAATAACAGGTAACGTAGAAGCTAAGTGCGTAATACAAACAACTAAAGATGGGGTCTATGGAAACCCTATAGCTAGTAAGTTAAGCACTACACCTGCTGATGGTGGTGTCCTACCTGTCATTAGGTTTGATGTATCTATAGCAGACAGCTACACAGCTAACATAACTCACCCTACATCCTTTAGCTCTTCTCCTACACTTAACGATACAGTAGCATGGACAGGAAGCACAAGTGTAACTCAAACATCTGTCTCTGGTATGTCAGCGTATGAAGCGGCTAAAGTTGTAGTGGATAGTACTACTATATTTAATTTAACCCTTGCTGGGTCTACGTGGTTTTCTACAGCTTCTAGTGCTACTTACGGAGCATCTAAACCTTTCGCTGGAGGGGTCTATACTGCGCTAGTACAGGCCAGCTGTGTTGCTAAGTAGGCTTGTAGTACTCTTTCTACTACTATCATTTTCCACCTCAGCACATGAGATGACACCAGCTTACCCTGAGGTTAAACCTTCTCATGTATCTGGTGTAGTTAAAGTAGAGATGTCTCTGTTTAACTCTAGAGAAGAAATACAGTGGTATCAGATAGAGTTGTTTGATTTAAATTGGACGAACATACCTTTTGCATCCTCATACCGAATTATAAACATAGGATACAAAGAGAGAAAGTCTTTTGATGTATATATACGTAAAGCAGATATGGATGAAGCTGTATACTTATGTACTACATCAAAGGTAAGAAAGAGTAGTAAGTCTAGAACTCTTATTTCATCTAGGATATGTTCAAGATTAGATGGTGAACCCGCATGAGAATATTATTTACCCTTTGTTTTGTAGCTAGTTCTGCTGTAGCAGATAGTAGTTCCCTTTCATTAGCATTACCTAACCCACCTATGAACTATCAGTCGGATTCATTTTCCACTGGGAGTATGAGGTGTAGTAATGCTGTTGGTGGGGGTGTAAATCTTGAGTACGGTGTAACAGGTGTACTGTCAGGTTTAGATACAAATAGCAGGGGTAAAGATATTGGCGTGTACGCTAGAATTGTTATACCTTTAGATAAACCAAAGGCTCGTATAAATTGTGACGACCTATACCAAATAGAGTTAGCTCAACGTAGGCTAGAGATACAGAAACTACGAGATGAACTAGAGCAACTAAAGAGCCTACAAAGTTCTGGTGGTGAGATGGAGTTTGAGAACTAATGGATACTACTAAGATAGCAGACAATATTGATGGTCTAGCAGATCGTGAGTTTAAGACAGGTGGTATGAAGGTATCATTTGGTTCTATCATGGCTATACTTGCTTTCCTATCTACTGTTGTGGGTGGTCTATACGGTGGCTTTGTTTTGTACCAGAAGATAGAATCAGTCGCTGGCCTAGACCTAGAAGAATACCAATTACAGATGGATGTAATGGATGCAAAGGTAACAGGTATATCTGAGAAGGTAGAAGAGTCTGTAGAATACAGTCGTGATATTAAGAATGGACTTAGATCTGATATTCTTAGTATAGAGAAACAGACGGATCGTGTGGAAGACATGGTACGTGAAACAGAAGATAAAGTACGTAATATGATAGATGACGCTGAAGTAAGGTTTGAGAACCAAAGGGAACGTGTCAGAGTATCACAAAGTGGCTCGATGAAAGAACTCGAAGATA